CAGCCCCCAGCTCGCCGCCAGCTCGCGCACCGCGCCCGCCATCCGCATGATCCGGCTGACCGCGAACGCCACCAGGATCGCCTGCCCGAGCGCCGGGACCGCCCCGAGCAGCCGGTTGAAGATCACCAGGATGCCGTTCAGCAGCCGCAGCGCGATCGTGAACGGGCCGACCATGTTCCCCGACAGCAGCTCCAGCGTCCGCGCCAGGTTCGCGATCAGCGCGCCCGCCTCCGGCCCGAACGCCTTCTGGAAGTTCTCCAGGATGCGCTCCAGCGGCGGCACGGCCGCGCGTAGCGTCGCCACCAGGCCCGCCGCGCCCTGCTGATTCCCGGCCAGCCGCCCGAGCGCCTTGGAGATGTCCTGGACCAGCCCCCACATCTGCACCAGCGTGTCGCGAGTCGAGTCGAAGAACCGGCGCGTCGCGACCTGCCCCCGCACCGACTCCGCGAAGTCCCGCCACGCCCGCGTCGCCCGCTCGATCCCGCCCCACAGCGACTCGCCCAGCGGCGTCGCCGCGCGCAGCATGTCGCGCAGCGCGAAGTAGACGTTCTGCAGGATGCGGCCCATCTGCTCCAGCGAGGAGCGCGTGCGGTCGAAGAACGCCCGCAGCCGACCCGTCTCGCGCCCCACCTTCGCCGCCGCGTCGATCCACCGCGTCCACCGCAGCAGCGTCAGCGACAGCCAGTCCGTGAACGGCCGCGCTGCTATCGCCACGTGCCGCAGCGCGTCCACCAGGTTGATCAGGCCGCGGCCCATCCGCGACACGATCCGGTTGCCCTGCTGGCCGAGCGTGAAGAAGTCCGCCAGGAACGACTGCGACGTGAACCGGCTCGACGCCTGCCGCGCCAGGTTCCCGAGCGTCGTGCCCATCATCGCCAGCAGCCGGTTCACCGTCGGCGCGGCCACCCGCAGCCGCGCCAGCGACTCGTCCAGCCCGCCGAACAGGCCCCGCTGCGCCGACCGGCGGAACTCCTCGATCAGCGGCTTCCACCCCTTCAGCGTCTCCGTGAACCGGCGCGCCTCCGGCGTCAGCCGCTTGAGCGCGGCGGCGTTGCCAGCCATCGCCTTAGAGATGTCGCTGAACGCCAGCTTCACCGTGCCCATCGCCAGGCCCATCCCGACGAACGTCGCCGGGAGCGCCCCGAGCAGGCCGCCGAGCTGACCGACCTTCGGGAGCAAGGACACCACCCCCGCCCCGAGCGCCGCGATCAGCGGGATGAGCTGCGCGACGCCACCGATGATCAGCGGCAGCCGGAGCAGCGAGAACGCCTTCCCCAGCCCGCCGAACACGAGGATCATCTTCTTGCCGAACCGCTCCAGCGCCGTGCCGTTCCGATCGACCTCGGTGCGGTGCTTCTTGAGCACCCGCTCCTGCTTCTCCAGCTCCCGAGACGCCCCCGCAGACGACTTCGTGACCGCCTTCATCTGGGTGTCCACGTTCTTCAGGCCGACGATGTGCTGCTTGGCCGCCACACGGTCGAGCGACCGACCGAGCTTGTCCACAGCCCGGTCGGCCGCCTGCGCGTTCCGCTCGATGTCCTTCAGCGTCCGCGACGCCCGGTCAACGATCCGGAACGTCCCCTCGACCGTGACCGCCATCAGCTCATCGCCCTCGTGGCCGTCTTCGCACCCGCCAGCCGCGCCGTCTCCTCCTCAGCGAGCCGAGCGAAGCCGTAGATGAGCTGCCGGATGCGACCCGGATGCGACGGTGGCATGGGAGTGCCGCCCTCCCACGGGCTGTAGTCGTCCCGCAGCCCGTGGAACAGGCGGTAGGGGTCATGACCACCGTGCTTCCAGGCCAGGTAGAGCAATCGGGCCTCGCCCTTCCCGGCCCCTATGACTTTCCCGCCGAAACGCCCCGGATGTCCTCGTCGTCGTAGCCGGACAGGCCGAACACGTCGTTGGCGAGCTGCACGATCAGGCCCGGCTTCGCACGGAACCGCCACTGGAGCACCTGCATCGGTGCCCACAGGTCGTCGCCGTGCGCGAGCTGCACGCCCTTCTGCCGGGCGATCTCCACCAGGTCCGGCTTCACCGTGGCCGCCGCCACGATCCGCCGCGACGCCAGGTCGGGGTCGCGCTCCCCCTGCGGGCCGCCGCGTCGGGCGGAGCGGTTCTCCGACTGCCGGTTCAGCTTGCGGATCTCGTCCGCATCGAGCGCCCGGATCGTCCACGGAATCCACTTCGGCTCGTCATCCGTGCCGACGTTGATCTCCAGCGTCCGCGTGAACTCCGGCTCCTCATCGTCCAGGAACCACGCCAGCGCCGCGTCCTCGACCTCGCCGGGGAGCTGCGCGTCGCCCTTCTTGCCGTCCAGCTCCGCCGCGCGCGTCACGGCCTCGTCCGGCGTCACCTTGCCGTCGTCCGTCGCGGCACCCCGTGCCGCTGTCGCACCAGCCATACCCGCCTCCTGAGCGGTAGTGGGTTGCGCCGCGCTCCTGCTGCATAACCGCCGCCCACGCAGGGCGGCTGATAGAGGCTCGCGCGGCTAGTTGCCGTTCACTCCGGCGGTGACCGCCGGTCGCACATCGATGTCCCGCGCGCCGTCGTCCAGCGCGCACTCGACCTCGATCTCCGCCATCCGCTGCAGCAGCTCGCGCTTGCCGTGCGACGGCTTCTCCACGACCGCGGCCTTGAGCCGCAGCCAGGCACGCTCTGCGTCGAAGACGGGCACGGGCTACGTCGTCGCGAGCGGCGACGCCGTGGGGTTGCCCTGGCCGTCGATGTTGACGCGGAACGCCTTCAGGTAGTCCTCGTCCTCCCAGGTGAACGGGAACTCCCGCTCCACCAGGTCGTCGCCGATCGAGAACCCGATCGGGAGCCGCCAGATCAGGCAGCCGTCCAGCCGGATCTTCTCCTCGCCGAGCGCGTCCGGATCGTCGTACTCCAGCTCCAGGGAGAACGGCTTCATCGGGACCTGCGTCGCGCGCGACTTGCGCTTCGACAGGAAGTCCCAGATTTCGAACTCCCACTTGGAGTCGATCTTCTGAATGCGCAGCGTCCCCTCGCGCGTCTCGCGGCCGGGCTTGTGGCCCATCCGCGTCTTCCCGACCAGCGGCACGTCGATGCGGTTCACCTCGACCGCGCCGGACACCTCGATCACCTCGCCCAGAGGGATGTAACCGAGGATCGGGTCGAGTCGGTACGCCAGCCCGTACAGGCCAGAGAACCGATACAGCCCCTCGTTCGTGGCGGATGCCATCTTGCTCCTCTCCTGTCAGCGATCCGGGCTAGGAAACCTGGATCGTGAAGAACACCTGCTCGACCGACCGGCCGAACGCGAAGCCGACCAGGATCGCGATGAAGTTGTCGCTGTCCGTCGGCGCGGGATCGGGATCGACCGTGACCGTGAACCCCGGCTGAATCACGCCGATGTCCACGCGCTTCTGCGCGCGCGCTCGCGTCTCGCCGACCACGAAGTCGCGCGTCTTGTCGTTCACGACCGTCCGCCCGATGATGTTGGAGTCCGCCCACTCGGACATCTCCATCTCGAAGCCCTGCATCGTGCGGATGTTCTTGGGATCGCGGAACACGAGGTACGGCTTGTTGACGTTCGTCTTCAGCACGAACGTCGTGAGCGCCTTCTCGATCCGCACCGGCGCGTCCGGGTTGGAGTCCCGGGACAGCACCATGATCCCGTTGTCGAACGCCTGGCTGATCTCGGCCTCCGACGCGCCGACCAGGATCGAGACGCCCGCCAGCCGGGCGAAGGTCATCGACTGCGCCTCGCCCTTCGCGGCCAGGATGCCCGCGATCCGCGGCGCGAGCTGCGCGCTCGACAGGGTGCCGAACTGATCGTCGTCCACCGACCCCATCCCGAGCGTGATGATGTTCTCGGACGCCGCCGCCTGCGCTCGCGTGATGGCGGTCGCGATCAGCTCGTTCGCCAGGCCGCCGAGCACCGTCATGAACCGCTTGCCGTGCGTGTTCAGGTTCTCCGACCACACCTTCAGCGACGCCACGATCGACGTGTCCGTCAGGTTGTCGAACGCCAGCGCAGAGAACCGCTCGTGTTCGAACCCGGCCATCGCCGCGGTGTAGTCGGCCGCGAGCAGCGTGGTGCCGTCGTTGCCGCCCGTGAACGACTGATTGGTCACGATCCCGAGCGCCACGCCGGTCACGTTCTGCACGGCCGTGACCCAGCCCGAGTTGGCGTTGATCTGCGCCACCAGGTCGGCGATGTTCGTGTCGGCGAACGTGTACCGCTCGACCTCGGACCCACCGACCAGGATGATCAGGTCGGTGTTGGCCGAGTTCTGCGCGTTGTCCTGCGTCGTGACCGTCAGGTCGTTGCCATAGGACCCGTCGTACTTCGCGGTCAGCGTGATCGCCGTGGCGGGGGTCGTGTTGGAGAGCGTCTTCGTGGCCTTCGCACCGGCCGCGCCGACCATCCGGAAGCACACGACCGCGCCCGCTCCGCCGCGCCCCTCCATGCCCTCGCCCTGGAACGCCTGCTTGACGGCCATGAACCCGGACGTGTCCTCGGACGGCCCGTAAACGGCCTTGAACTCGCCCAGCGACTGGCAGGTCACCGTCTGCTCGGACGGACCCCAGTCGTGCACGAAGCCGACCGCGACGGTCGAGCCGATGCTCGCCGGGACGGTCGTGACCGCCACCGACTCCCAGTTGACGTAGGTGCCCGGCCGGGTCGGGCGGGCGCTCTTACTGAAGACTCCGGGCACGGGTTACTCCTCCTCGGGCGGGTTGATCTCCCGCTTGAGCCAGCTCTTGACGGCGGCCTTCGCGTCCGCCACGGTCATCGACTTCGGCCCGTCGTAGAGCGCCCCGGCGGCCACGTGCGGCTCGCACCCGAGGAAGCCCTGCGCGTCCTCGATCAGCCGCTCCACGGGGTACTCGGGCTTCTCCGGCTTGTCGGGCTTCTCGTCGGCCTGGGCCTCCGTCGCGCGCGCCCGGGAGCGCGTCTCGGCGGTCGTGCTCTCGGCCTTCTCGTCTGCGGGCACTCCAGCCTCCTAGACCTTGGACGCCCTCGGACGCCCGAACGTTACGACTCCTGCGTCCAGCCCCGAGGGGTGGACGGTCTGCTCTGCGCCTTCCACGACCATCGTCTGTCGCAGTGATTGTAGGACGTGTCCGGCACGCAGTGCAGCCACGCGCGCAGTCGGGCGCAGCCACGATACGCGGAAGTCGCACACAACGATGATCCTCTGCTCATCCGCGGGATCAGGCACACGGTTGAGCTGTACGTCTGTCAGACGCAGGTAGTCGTGCTCGTTGCGCACATCGCTCGGCCGGTCGAGCGGCACCCCGTCGTAGTCGTACAGCGGCACCCGGTACGGCGTCACCGACCCCAC